CAAGTGTATTTTGTAGTCAATTCCACGGGTGGCACATTCAATGTGTCTACAACAATTGCTGGCTCTCCAATTACAACTTCTGGTGGCCAGTCTGGCATCCAGCGTATATCTCAGCGCGGTATTGATCTGGCTGATGCGGGTGATGACGATACGCCTATTTATCAAAACTATCTTCTTGTATCTGATGCCAGCCGTTTTGTGGTTATATTTGGTACAAACGATTATGGTAGTAGCGTACTAAACCCAATGTTAATTCGTTGGTCTGATTCAGATGACCCATACACATGGACTCCACAGGCTACAAATCAAGCAGGTAGTTTGCAACTATCCCACGGCTCTCAAATTGTTACCGCTGTGCAGTCTCGCCAAGAGATTGTGGTGTTTACAGATTCTTCGCTGTATTCATTTCAGTACGTAGGCCCGCCCTTTGTGTGGACAGCACAACTTATTGCAGATAACGTATCTATCATTGGCCCTAATGCCGCTGTCATTGCATCAGGCGCGGTGTATTGGATGGGTGTTGATAAGTTCTACAAATATGATGGCCGTGTACAAACTTTAAATTGCGACTTACGCCGCTATATTTTTAGTGACTTTAATACACTTCAAACAGAACAAGTCTACGCCGGTACAAACGAAGGTTTTAACGAAATCTGGTGGTTCTATTGTTCCGCAGACAGTTTGGAAAATGACCGTTATGTAGTGTACAACTACATAGAAAACGTTTGGTATTACGGTAACTTGGGCCGTACTGCATGGCTTGATTCAGGTCTGTTACCTTTACCTGTTGCGGCTACTTACAACTACGAATTGGTTCAACACGAAGACGGTGTTGATGCTTACGATCTTGGCAACATTACGCCTATTGAGGCTTATATTTCTTCGTCAGAATTTGACATTGGTGATGGTCACAACTTTGGTTATGTGTGGCGTGTAGTGCCTGACTTAACATTTACGGGTTCGTCTAGTACGGCAGGCACATCAGGTTCGGGTGTACCTACCCCTGCGGTGACTATGACTTTATACCCTCTGCAAAGCTCTGGTTCCGGCACTGGCACTGCGGCTAATGGTACGGTTACAAAAGGTTCTACCTATAATATTACTGAAGAGTACACAGGGATTATCTACACACGTGCCCGTGGTCGTCAGATGATATTTAAAATTGCGTCTACCCAACTTGGTACAACATGGCAATTAGGTGCGCCTAGATTAGATATTAAAGCGGATGGTAGGAGATAACCTATGTCCATGCTTCAAAATCGGTCTTCACCAAACATACCGCAAGCACCGGCGCAGTACGATGTTGCATACATGAATGCTTTGAGTAACGTGATTCGGTTGTTTTTTAATAACATTAACACCGTACAACAACTTAATCTGGCAAGTTTGAATCTTGACTTACGTACACTGCCAACTGATGCTGACCTACCTAATCTACGTATTGGCGATGTATACCGAGATACCCAAGATGGTGTACAAGCCACAAGTCAAATGCTTCGTATTAAAGTCCCAGTTGAATTGGCTGGAGTTTCGGCTTCTGGCACGGTTGGGTCAGTCGGGACTACAAAAACAATTGGATTAACGGGTATTTCTGGGGCTGGGGCTGTTGGCACGGTGACCCCTTAGTACTAAAATATGATAAAACGTAGAGGAGCCTATCATGGGTACTGGAGTTGGTGAAGCAATGCTGCTTGGCGCGGCAATGGGTGGTGGCTCTGCCGCTTTGACTGGTGGCGACCCTCTTAAAGGTGCTCTCCTTGGGGGCTTGACTGGCGGTGCCGGTGCGGGTATTGGCGGTGCTTTGGGTGGTAGCGCGGCTGCTGGTACTGAGGCGGCTTTGGCTACTGCGGGTACTGAGGCGGCTACGAATGCGGCAATGGCGCAGGCTTTACCTGCGTCAACTATGGTAGCTAATCCAATAACCGCTACAGGGCTTACGCCAATTCCGGCAGGTCAAAGTTTTGCGCAAGCAAGCCAGTTGGCAAACACCACCTCTGGTGTTAATGCGGCAATGAATCAGGCGTTTCCATTGTCGGCAAATGCGGGTATCTCTGGCCTACCCGCCGCATCTACCTCTCCGTTTTTACCTACCGCACCTTCAGTGGTTCCCCCTCCACCCGCTCCAACCTTTGGTGAGGGTATGGCTAAGTTTGCCAGTGACCCAATGGCTTCGTTACAAGCCAACAAGTTTACTGCCGCCGCTTCTGGTTTAGCTGGTGCTATGGGTGGAAGAGAAGACCCATATTCCCCTGAAGAATATAACGGCCCTCTAAAACGTTTTCGTCTTAGTTCAGACTATCGCGGCGTTACGCCATACGCAGAAGGCGGCATTACTGATCTAGCCGCAGGTGGTTATGACCGTATGGTTGGCGAAGAGCCTATGTACCCACAGGCTATGGCTCGTGGTGGTATCTCTAATTTAGGTAGTTACTCTGATTACGCACGTGGTGGCCGCATGCTCAAAGGCCCCGGTGATGGCATGTCTGACAGCATCCCTGCAAGCATTGGAGGTAAGCGCCCCGCTCGTTTAGCCACTGAAGAGTTTGTAGTCCCCGCTGATGTGGTCTCTCACCTTGGTAACGGCTCCTCTGATGCAGGCGCTAAACAACTCTACGCCATGATGGACAAAGTGCGTAAAGCCCGCACAGGTCGTAAGTCTCAGGGGCGTGAGATTAACCCCCGCAAGTACATGCCTGCATAAGGAATAACCATGATTATCCCAAATAAATTTAATGGCTTCTATGGTGGTGTACGCCGTTGTTTTGGCGGCGGTGGAGGTGGAGGCGGCGGTGATGGCGGCGGTGATGGCGGTGGCCCCGGTGGTGATGCTGGTGGCCCTAATGATGTTTATACTCCCCCCACAAATACTGGCAACGTTGTAAACACTGGTAATACTGTAAACACTGGCAATACAGCGGTTTCTACAGCTACCACTACCCCTCCATACGCTAATATGGCCGTCAATACTCAACAAGGGTATAACACTCTGGCCGGTATGAAAGGTATTCCTTGGGAGAAATCTGGCACTGCTTATAACGAGTTGTTAAACCAAGGGTTTACTAGTAACCAGATTAGAGACTCTGCAAGCCAAATGTATGGCAAACCGTCTGACTCTAACTGGAGTGGGATGGTGCAGAACGCTGGTATGACTTCACCTACTGGCAGACCCATGGCGGGTTCTGATCAATTTTTTCAGCCCATCTACAACACGTCATACCAAAACTACGCTCGACCTGCTACGCAGTTTGATACAAGCACATATGGCACACAGCCCGTGCAATCGCCAGCTTTTAACTCCGGCATGTCTCGTAGGAATATCAATAACACAATTGGTAATTACTTTCAACAAAATCCAAACTCAAATATAAGTAATACTTTAGATTTCATGCGAGATAGTGGTATTAACCGCACGGATATTCAATCATTTGGTGGTTATAACAACTACGGCCCTCAGATGTCTATGCCGCAGACACAACAGCCATTTAACCCTTACACCAATAGTTCTGGGTTTGGTGGTGGCTTTGGTGGTGGCTTTGGTGGTGGCTTTGGTGGTGGCTTTGGTGGTGGCTTTGGTGGTGGCTACCCCGATGGTATGTTCCGTACTCAAACGCAAAGTCCATTTAGCTACCAACAACAAAGCTATCAACCCCCAATGCAGATGCAGACTCCGTTTAGTTACCAACAACAAAGCTATCAGCCTAGCTACCAACAACAAAGCTATCAACCTTCTTATGGTGGATATAGCGACTATGGCATGCAGACTCCATTTAGCTACCAACAACCCGCGCCACAACCTGTAATACCGCGCTCATCTGGCCCAACAACTCCTATCGTAGGTCGGTCTTCAGGTTTCCGTGGCACCCCTAACGTAATGCGCCGTGCTGAAGGCGGCATTGCGTCTTTGATGGATGATGTCGAATGAACCTAACAATCCGTTCTGTAGATGTAAGCTATATTCACCAAATATGGCCTACGGTAAAACCGTACATTGAAGACGCATTAAACAAAGGTCATGATTTTCCTGACTGGGCGTATTGTTACAACATCGACCACGTACAACAATATGTAACTTCTGGGCAGTGGCTTCTGTTAGTTGCTATTGACGAAGAGAAACAAATCCATGGTGCTTGCACTGTGTCCTTTATAAACTACCCGCTTCATAGGGTAGCGTTTGTTACTTGCATTGGCGGTAAATTGATTTCTAACCAAGCTACTTTTGAGCAATTAAAAGAGTTGCTTAAATCGCATGGGGCAACGAAAATACAAGGTAGTGGCCGTGAAGCCATTGTGCGCTTGTGGAAACGTTACAACTTTGAACCGCGCAACACCTTAGTCGAGGTACTAATATGAGCTATTCCCGCCGAGAACTTTATGCCATGGGTGAACCCTTTGGTGAATCTGTAACCCGCAAAGAAGGTGGCCGCATCATTTATGGTGGCGGTGGTGGCGGTGGCCCTACTCAAACAACCGTAACCCAATCTAATGTGCCTGACTGGTTGCGCCCTCAAGTTGAAAACGTGCTCATGGGCGCGGGTAAAAATTTATTTCAAACTAGGCAAGTAACTGATCCAACAACAGGCGCGGTATCAGATGAAATTACAGGCACCCGTCCATTCACACCTTACAGTACCGACCCCTCTAAATACGTAGCGGGCTTTAGCCCCTTGCAACAGCAGGTTCAGTACAACGCGGCTAATTTGATGGTGCCCGGTCAGTTTAATCAGGCCACAGGTTACGCTAACGCCGCAGCCCAAGGTGGTTTAGGTACTGCACAACAAGCCGCAGGTTACGGCAATGCAGGATTCCAGTCTGGTCAGATGGGTCAGGCTTTGGGTATGCAAGCGGCTCAACAGGCCGCACAACGTGCCGCTATGGGTGAACAAGCGGCTTACGGCTATGGCAATATGGGTGTTCAAGCAGGTTTGCAAGGTCAGCAATCTGGTTTGATGGGTCAACAAATTGGTACACAAGGTGGCCAATACTATGGCGGTATGGGTGCAGGTTACGGTCAACAAGCCGCTGGTTTATCTAATCAGGCGCTAGGTTATGGTCAAGCCGGATATGGTTCTGGTCAAATTGGTCAACAACTTGCTCTTGATGCCGCACAACGCTATGGCCAAATGGGTTCAGGTTATGGCGCATCTGCCGCCGCAATGGCTCCTCAAGCGCAAATGTATGGACAGTCTGCCGCTGACATTGGTCGCATGGGTCTTCGCGCAGAGTCGTTAGGGCAAGATATTACAGGGCAAGCACGTAATTATGCGGCCCAACAAGCCGCCGCAGGGCAAGATTACGCTCGTCAAATGACAAGCCCATATGCCATTCAGCAGTACATGAACCCATATCAGTCTGCTGTGACTGACGTTCAAATTGCCGCCGCGCAACGCCAAGCTGATATTGCCGCTCAAGGTCGTAAATCTGCCGCCGCCCGTGCTGGTGCGTTTGGTGGTTCACGTCAGGCTATTGAGAATGCTGAAGCTAACCGTGCTTTGGCTTCACAGATGGACGCCATTCGCGCCCAAGGCCAGCAAACCGCTTACGACAAAGCCATTCAGGCTATGCAGTATGGCTCTAATCTTGGTCTTCAAGGTTTGGGCGGTGCGCAATCTGGATTAGGTACTGCCTTGCAAGGTGGTCAGCTTGGTCTATCTGGTATTGGTCAGGCTATGGCCGGTCAACAAGCAGGTCTTGCAGGTCTTGGTCAGGCGGGGTCTTTGTATGGCCTTGGTATGCAAGGTGCCGGTATGGGACTCCAAGCCGCACAGACTGGACTTCAAGGTACAGCCCAAGGTATGCAGGGTGCACAAGCCGGTTTAGCAGGTGTTGGTGCCGCAAATCAAGCGTTCCAAACTGGCATTCAAGGTGCGGGTATGGGCTTGCAAGGTGTGGATCGTCAACTGGCTGGTACAGCCCAAGGTATGCAGGGTGCTCAAGCCGCTATGCAAGGCGCAGGTGTTGGTTTGGCTGGTGTAGACCGTGCTTTGGCTTCTGGTCAACTTGCTTTGTCAGGCGCGGATCGTGGTCTTGCAGGTACAGCCCAAGGTATGCAGGGTGCTCAAGTGGGCCTCCAAGGTGTCACAGGACAACAAGCTGGTTACGGATTAGCTAATCAGGCTGCCGGGACTCTTGGTCAACTTGGCACACAGCAACTTGCTGCACAGACAGGTATTCTTGGTTTGCAAAATCAAATTGGCGGGCAGCAACAAGGTCAGCAACAGCAGATCATCAACCAAGCGATCCAGAACTACGCGCAAGCGCAAGAAGCGCCTATGACTGCGTTCAATCAATACAACGCCTTGTTGCGTGGTTATGCCGTTCCCGGTCAGACTACAACTCAATACCAAGCACAGCCTACACTTGCCAATCAATTAGCAGGTTATGGTACAGCCGGTGTTAGTGCTTTGGCATTGAACAACGCTTTGACTCCACGATAAGGTTAAATTATGAGCCTCAATAGCCTACAAGATGATATGTCACGCCGCGCCGCTTCTATGGCGGCAATGGCTAAACGTGCAAACCGCCCAGACGAAATTCAAGCCATACAGAGAAGTCTTATTGCGGGTGTTCAGAGCGGTGCAATTAAATCGTATGTAGGAATCCCCCTCATTCAAGAACTTACCAAAAAGTTGTCAGAAGTTAAAGCCAAGATGGCGCAAAGCATGGTTGGTGCTGGGATGCAACAACCACAACAGGGTGGT